CCAGAATTTAGTGCTCCTGTTGTAACTATATCAGAACCACCTGCAAGTGGGCTAAAAAGAGAGCCTATTGCAGTGCCACCAATAGTAATTGCATCAGCTTCAAGAGTGCCATCAAAGTCTCCATCTACAGCATCAATGTTGCCCTTAAAAATTGTTGCACTAACTGTTCCTGTACTTGGATTATATGCAAAATTGCCATCCATTTCCAAACCAACATTGCCTGTGCTTGAGGTTGCACCCTCGACAAAAGTAATTAGGTTTTCCTCGTTAGTGCTTTCATTGTCAGTTACTAAAACATGAGCAGAGTTTGTTGCGTTTGTAACTGTTGTTCCTGCAATAACTGTAGCCAAAGCCGTACCATCAACTGTTATTGCATCGGCCTCTAAAGTTCCATCTACATCTACGTCCCCTGATATATCAAGATTTGTAAATACTGAAGTTCCTACGGCCGTAATCTTGTCATTAAATGTAGCAGCTCCAGCGGCTGACATATCAAGCCTTAATGCAGTAATTTGTACTCCACCATCGCTACCATTAAACAAAATGTCCTTATCTGAAATAGAAGAAGCAACAATAAGATTGCTTGAACTATTTGCGAATCTACCAAATTGGGTTCCATCATCTTTTAATCGGATGTCTGCATCTCCAGCATCTAGTACAATATCCCCAGACGAGTCGATAGTAACATCAGTCCCGTCATTAGTAATTGTGTCTAATGCAATGGATCCAACATTAGTAATGTTGTTGTCGTTGAAAGAGGTTGCTCCTAAACTAACTGATCCTGTAGACGTAAGATTAGATGAACCAATATCTATATTTCCAAACCCAGAAGATATTGCTCCAGCTCCAAGAGTTCCAACAGAAGTAATCTGAGTCTGAGAAGCATCTACAGAAAGAACACTGCTAGAGGCTGATAAACCTGTGCCAGCAAAAAGAGTAGCGATGTCTGCTATTGCTTCTTTTTTTGTTGTGCTATCCGTAGCATCTACAAAAGGAATAAAGTCTCCATCAGCTATAGCAGCATCACTAATTTCATTAAAGTCTAAAGCTATTGTAAGAGTTTGGCTGCTTGCTGAAGTATCTAATCCAGCAGATCCAGCAACGGTAAATGTTTGACTATCTAGGTCTACAGAACCAGTTCCACTATCTCCAGCAAAATCTAGGTCTTCAGCAGTTAGTTGAGTGTCAACATACGCCTTAATGCTCTGCTGAGTAGCAAGAGATGTAGCAGAGTTGGAAGACATATTGTCCTCATCCAATATTGCCACTTCAGCAGGAGCAGCAGATCCACCAGAAACATTGCCAAGAACCTTGTAGTCTGCTAAGTTTTCTATCTTAGCTTTCGTGACATTGCTGTCTGCAATTTTAGCAGTTGTAACTGCACTTGCTGCAATCTTACCAGTAGCTATACCAAGATCCTTTACAATTATTTTCCCACTAGAAAGCTGAGTGCTTGAGTCATCAACCGCACCCGATGCAAATGTTGCACTATCTACAAGTGCATTAAGATTACTAGACGTTACTTGATCTCCGTCTGAATATGTAGTACCTTTACTTAGTATAGCCATTATTCTGCTTTCTGTAAATTTCTAAATGTAATAGCTCCTGCTACCTTTAATGCCCTTAGTCTAGGTCTTCCCTTTGTTGTTGTTAATTTAAATTGTAATCCGTAAGCTCTTTTGTTGCCAAATCTACCCCTTAGTGACACATCCTCGTCTATTGCAAGTTCTTGGCCATTAAGTGAAGAAACACTTCCGAGATCTATTATACCATCAATATTTTCTGTGATTGCTTCAAGATTTGCATCAGAGACATTATTTTCTGAAGATTGCAAATGAAGCTCAAAATTGTTCCATTTTTTACGATCTATAGATCTAACATTAAACATTCTTGTAATCGCAGATGCAGACACAATAGCTGATTGATTACTTCCTCCTATAGTGTCTAGGTATCTATCAGTATCATCATCACGATCTTCGTAACTGTGGACACCACCAGTTCTGTTAATAGCATAAACACCTCGTTTATCTCCAGCACCACCCACTACCAAGTGCGTGTACTCCCAATCAGCATCATTTACAGAGTCTATAGACTCCCATTGTTTATTTAAAAAGTTATAGATTAACAAAGCGTTATTTGTCGTGCTATCATCTAAAGGAACTGCAAGATAGTACCTGTTGTCAAAATAAACAGAAACTGCTTTATCAGCATGATTTTGATTTATTCTTTCTATTGTTCCCTGTATAGACGCAGACAAAGGAACGTCTTGCCCTCTAAGATTATACAAATCAACAAAGTCTAAAGCGTAAACTCCATTATCAGATAAAAATATTAGCTTATTTCCTATCTGCTGTATACTTTTTCTGGCTAAACATCCTATATCGCTTGTAATAACTTGCGATACACTACTTCCTAAATCCAAACTATTCCTTACTGTGTGAACGCTATTGCGGTTAAATACTACTAGCTGGTCGTCAGAAAAAGAATGAAAACCTACAATAAAATCTGATTCTCCCGCATTAAACCTAAACTGTCCATAAATTTTGTCATACGTATTTTGATCTAATATATCCGAAAACAAAGCTTCATCTAAAATATTTCTATCGGTAATTGTAGCAGATCCAGAAGATCCAGTAATATCAAACTGATATGGAACAACCAATCTACGTTGATGTGGTACACCAAACTCTGGAGCTGGCATGTGACTAAACCCTAGACCAATAGATGTTTTCTTTTCAACGGTAGCAGTTTTGTTTGTAGCATCAGCTTTATCCGTAACAAAAGTAAAAGTTGTTGAGTTTGTTATAGATAAAACCCGAATGCTATCACCAACAGAATAACCAGAACTTCCCGCCGTAGTAACTGTAAGCTGATCTCCAACCAACAAAGAACTGGTACTAGAAACTGTAGCTGTTGCTATACCTGATGCAAAATCAAGATCGGTAATTGATAGCGGTGTTGGCTGAGTATAATCTCCGTTGGAAACCAAAGAAAATGTAGTAGTACTAATATCCCCATCCCATTGTAAAGCTATTTTACCTTTTCTAAAAATAAATAATTTATTAAAAGCCTGAATTACTTCACTGCCTTCTGGAACTGTTTCTCCAGATGGATAAGTCAAGGTAACTGTAGTAGTTCCACTATCTGAAGTTTTTACTAAAATTGTACTTACTGTTCCAACCGCAGCTATATAAGAAGCAGATTCGTTATTAGGATCAGAAAACTCACAAGCAGCATGAATAAATGTAACTTCATCAGTGTCTATTTTTGCACCAGTTACAGTTAGTGTTCCTGTGGGTAAAGCATCTAATCCAGTAATTGTAATCTGTATTTGTGTTGTAGAAGATGCTGTGCAAGAGTGATTCCCATTAGGATCAACAGTTCCACCAGCAGTAAGGCCACTAAGATTTACAATATCTCCAGTGGTTATTCCGTGAGCAGACCCAAAATTAACGGTTAAAACCTCTCCAGACCTAGCATAACTAGAAACAGACGGAAGTGTATCATGTAGTCTAAATGGCAAAACAAAAACAGCAGGGTCAAAGGGAGTACTAAATATCTCCATGCCCTTGCGTGGTTGCCACTCACCATTCAAATCCATACGTCCATTATTAGACTCTGCAAGAATACCAGAAGTTAATTGATCTGGTCTAAACTTATTATTAAAGCCAGTAAATCCCTGATCTAAATCTTCTACAAGTCGATCATCCTGTGCTCCGTATACATCGTATCTTGCCATTTAGTATTTACCCCTTCTAGATTTAGGACTGCTTTTTTTTCTTCCTCCTTTGCCTGACCAAAGCTCAGTACAAGCTAAGTGTTTAGCAGTTCCAGGTTTTGCAGTATCGCACTTGTGTCTAGCCCTAAAAGACTTTCTAGCAGCAGCAGAGTAATTGTGACCATATCCAGTAGAACCCGCATGGACAAGCTTACGCTTACCATCAATGCAGTAAAGCTTCATGATCTTCTTACCAGGTCGAGTGCTTTTACGCACCTGCCCACATCTCATAGATTCTTTAGGACTTTTTGCCACTTCTTACTTTTGCTCTTGGTGTATTAGCTACAACTTTTTGACCTTTGGCTCCTGCTCGTTTCTTTTTCCTTGCAGTAGCGGCTCTTTCAGCCTTGGTAAGACTCATTGCCTTTTTTCTAGGCAAGCACCTATCTGGCATCTTCTTGTTAGGAGAAGTGCCACATTTGCCCTTGATAGATCCATCAACACCTATCCTTACCCAGTCTTGCTTGAGCCACTGTTTAAGTTGAGACATTACCTTCCCTTCCGTTTACCACCTTTAGCTTTCTTAGCGTAGTTTGGATCTTTACAATACTTAGATGCAGCTAGGTTAGCGTAGGCAGAAGGGTACGTATCAAACGTCCTTCTAGCCCAAGCCTTGCCCTCTGGACAAATCTTACCTCCGCTTTTTGCTTTTTTTCTTGGCATTGACAATAGCTCTTAATGTTTTGGCCTGACCAGCATGAGCCTTTGAAGCCTTTTCTAATTTTTTAGCTACGTTTATTAGTTTTCTTTCCATTCTTTTTTTCTTTTCTAAGCACTGCAAAGTCAGCACCTGTAATCTTTCTACGAGGTGGAGCAATAGCAGCAATCCTACGTTGAGCTAGACTATATTCTTCAAAAGGCATTATACGTTCCACGACTTTCTAGCTTTAGTTTTTGCAGTTTTAGATAATTCACCAAAATGATATAACCTCTCAGAGGTTTTGCCGTGTGTTTTTCCAGAGTGAAGCTGACCATTGGGCATTTTATGCTTATTGCCCTTATGCTCTTTTCCGTCTCGGAAATAATGTTTTGATGACTTAGCCATGACTAATATTTCTTTCCCTTACCTCTACCTTTGCCTTTTGGTTTTTTGTATGAGTAAGCCATTATCGTCTTCCTTTCTTTTTCATAGTTTTTCCC